TTACCCTCTATTGTCAAAAGGGTTCAATTCAACAGCAGCCTCTAAATGACCTGGAGCAAAATGCGCATAACGCATAGTCATTTTTATATCGCTATGCCCCAGTATTTTTTGCAACACAAGAATATTTCCGCCCCGCATCATAAAATGACTGGCAAACGTGTGACGTAGCACATGAGTTAATTGCCCATCAGGAAGCTCGATCTTCGCTCTCTTAATTGCAGCGTCAAAAGCCTCATAACATGGTGAAAATAGCGCTCCTCGTTTTTGAGGAAGCATAGCCTGCAATTGAGGTGAAATCGGTACAGTGCGGTTCTTCTTTCCTTTAGTTTTAACAAATGTGATTCGACCGGGCAGTACTTGAGATTGCTTTAATCCTTCAGCTTCACTCCACCGAGCACCAGTCGCAAGCCCAATACGGACAACACCCCCCAAATCTTTATTCCGTGACTCATCACACGCAATCAGAAGGCGTTCAATCTCATCTACATACAGAAACGCCAGTTCCTTTTCTTCCTCACGAAACTTGCGAATACCAGTCAGGGGGTTTTCACCAGACCACTCCCCAAGGCGCTTCAGTTCGGCAAAAACAGCATGTAGATATGACTGCTCGCGATTAACGGTTGCTTCACTAAGTTTTTTCTTCCCCTTGGGATTCCATTCTCCTGATAGCCTTCTTTCCCGATAAGTAGCAAACATATTTTTGTCAAACTGAGAAGCAAATGGATCCCCCAGCCTGGAACAAATCGCCTCAAGTTTGACTTTGCGCTCTGCACCAGAGGACAAGGTTTTACCGTACATCTCAAACCAACGAGCAATCAACTCAGAAAGACGAGGACCAGAACCATCTTGAAACTCGTCTCCAACTCTACTATTCATTAAACGGCGCTCATAAGAGAGCGCCTCACTTTTTGTCGCAAACTGTTTACGAATGCGTTTTCCCGATGCCCCGTAGGGATAACATTCGCAAAGCCATTTACCTGATGGAATCTTACGAACCGACATTTTAGTTACTTATCACATAAATCAAATGCAGCCTTAGTGACATCCCCCAGACTCTTTTTTAACCCTGGGGCGGCATCATTATCTAGCCAAAATGGATTATTGTTATCTAACGGTAACGCACCAAATGTTTTACCTTTTATTCGAGCTAAACCTGTAAGCGCATATAACTTATTATCGTCAAAATTCATCACATAAGGATTACCATCAAGACACTGTAATTGAACCTCATCAGTATTAAATGGCCATACCCCATTGAAACTCTCACGTTCAATAGTTTTAAAAGGCATTGCGACGGCGGAAAAAGAAAACATAGATAAAAAAGTAACTAATAGTTGAACCTTTTTTACTTTCATATCATTACCTCAATTTAGCTCAAGTAAGATTACAAATTAAAAAACACCCTAGAAATGGCACCGCCTACCAAAACCCCTACGCAGATAAAGAATATTATTTCTTTTGGATAAAGTCGGATTAATTCTGAAGCACGAAGTCGAACTTCTGGTAAGGCCGAACTCTCTGTGTGACTTGATGCCGATTGTTGCTCTAACCACGACAATGCAGACTGTAACTGAGAACGAGTAAGATCGTTTAAACGTCCTGTACCGAAATTGATATGGCAATACCGCAGAAGTTTTTGTCGAAGTCCACAGTCTTCACTGTTACGTAGTAATAAACTTACAAGAGTCTTACAGGCATCATGATCTTTACATCGCTCAAGCATTGCATGCAGAAAACTCTCCGCTGTTTTATATTGATTTACTGTCATATCATCAATACCAGCTACACCAATCTCCGCATGTACTTTTTGCCAAATAATAAACGCTTCAGTATTGCTAGCTTCTGCAATAGCAGCAACCAAGCTATTTAGCTCCTTACGCTGAGCCTTAAGCAAAGGGCGATCGTCATCATCATTATTCGAAGGGATTGCGATATTGACGGTATGAGAACCATCATATCGCTCTATCTGAATATTCTTTTCGTGAAAATCACGCCCAGCAACGCGATTGTTTGAACCGTTTGAGTTGACGGCCATGTCACCTCCCTACTATCACCTACCCTTAGTTTCGTTATAGTCACGACCAGCGATACGGTTATTACCACCAGAAATATTTAACTCACGTCCTGATGGCTGAGTTTCCTTTTCACTGATCGCACCTTTTAAAGCCCCGATCACCGCGTTTTTCACATCTAACGAAGCTGCTCGAAAGCGAGTAATCAACTCCTGCTCATCATCGTTATAAGTTTCAGGTGAGTGAATTCCCAACACAACATACTGAACATCAAGGCCAAAACGAGACAGCGCTGCCAAATACGCAGCATCAGGAAAGCTATCTCCTTTCTCATATCTAAGCTGAGTTAGCTTTTTGACTCCACCAATGTCGCTCATGGCAACTTGACTAAGTCCCAATCTTTCCCTTTCCTCACGCAACCGCTGACCAATATCATTTTTCATACAAAAACCTTGACAGATATCTTTTTTGATACCAAAATGATTTCACGAGCTATTAGATGATCACAATATACCACTATGAAACAAGTTCTTCACGATACCAGATCACGCATTCCGCGTAACACCGCCACAGGTCCAAGACTGGCACTTCGGCTGTCCCTCGAGGAGCGAGCCGTCATTGATGAAATGGCAGCTAAAGAACAACGCTCATCCTCTAACATGGCGCGCATGATCTTCCTTCGCGGCCTAGAGCTAACCCAGAAAGAACAAAACAAATCTTCCTGATCAGGAGGCTAGTGGGATGTCAGGTATAACCATCAATATCAATGTGAATGCCCCCTATGTATCCCTGCAGAAATATGCAGAGATAACAGGTATCCCTCTTAATACATGCAAAAAGATGTTGGCTGACGGTCGAATTATTATCCGCCCCAAACGCGCCAAAATGGAAAAGCCTGAAGTAAACCTTGTGGCGATGTTAAAAGACGCTTTGGCTAACAGCTAAAACAATGAACAGAGCATCATCATGAAAAAAAACACTAATAATCCATACTCCAAATTTCGTAATGGCGTAGAACGCCATGTACACCACGTCGCTACCAGTGCATCACGTAGTAACAGCCGCTATAACCTGAACGAGACGCACGCAACACCAGATGGGCACGCTGTAAAACAAATCGGCGAACACACCTGGCTGATTGAGAAAGCTGGAATCGTGGTTCACAGATGCCCACACAATCCGTTTACCGGAAACCGCATTTTTGCATTAAGCAGCGGCGATAATCAGTTCGGGCAGGATTTCACATTGTACGAAGCACTACGCACAGTCGATCGTCTGCTTCGCGGGCAAAGTTTTATTAAACAGGCTGCTTTATAACAGGTGCTTTATGACTAAAGACCATGCACAAGGTGTATTTATCCGCTTTATTGATTTTCGCGGTGAACTGTTATTACGCGCATCAGCTATTGACGGAGTAGTTCCATCTGAAAAAAACGCAGCTACCTACGTTTATCTGAACGGTACACGCCTGACTGTAGAGCTTCCGTACCAGATCATTCGCGAAATAATTAGCGAAGCCGAAAAATCTCGTCAGGTTAATGGCGATGAACCCTATATCGAGATTATCTGCATGGATTCAGAAGCTGAAATTCAGAAAGCAGATTAAAGGGTGTTGCGATGGATAAAGAATATAAAACTCTCATCAACAAAGCACTTGAGCGTTTTTATTTCGTTTAAGCGCATCCGGCGCTCATTCAGAACGTGCAGCCCGTGACTCATTGACTAGGGCTATCCGGAGTCTGTATGACGTAGCTTTTTACGCTGACGATCTGGATGCACTTAATGAACTTTCTGAGCTTATCTGCGCCGCAGAATGCGGGGAGCATATTGAGCCGTACAAACTGGGAAATATCGCATGAGTATATTTATATCCTGGATTGTTCTTATTATTTCGGTGGTTTGTGCAATTGGTATTATGCGAATTATTAATTCAGTAAAAAAGATTGAACGCTTTTTCACTGGCGAATAACCGCATAAATAAAACCCCAGCTTAAATAAAAAAATGTGAACACAATCTGCATTCGCAGAGGTATTCACACACACCAAGGAGGCGTAATGGCAATTAAGCATTTTCCTGTCGTTCGTTTCACCTCCAGAGGACGTGAATACGAAGTCGACGAACGTCTGATTACCACAATCGACAAACACCGCTCAGAAAAGGATGCACACCACATCTATCTCACTGACGGCACTTACTTTTGCGCCACTAATGTGGCGCGGGTGAATCTTATCCGACAGGTACAGGATCCACGCAAATGAGTAGGAGAAGAATCACTCGCAGACATCACCGAACACACCTGAGTTCCTCAGCAACGCTAAAGGCACTTATTCAAAGCGAGATCGGTGATTTCTTCGCGGGAGTTGGCTCACCAGGCGAACCAGAAACACCAGAAGCGATGCAGCGTGAGCTCATGATACGCATAGATAACACTTTTGATTTCTTCTACAGCATGCACGGAATTAAACAGAAATGAACCTCAAGCCAGCAATAACTACTCGTAGAACGTCAATTCCTGTAACCGACCGCTTCTGAGTTTTTTGGCAGGAAGCCTTCGCACATCTGTAGTAAAGAGAATTGCAGCATGATTGACGCTCATGACTTCACAAGATGGGTGCGCACACAGGACACCCGTCTGGCTCCCGTTCTTCAGGGATTATTTGATCTCTACATCCGTGGTCGTGACAACAGAGCACGCACCACAAAACCGGAGAATGCAGACACCCTTTATTTCACAGTAGACGACTGCTACCGCGTGGACTTCACACCACACGGGCTGGCGTTGCACTGCCTGACACCACACGGCGAATCACTGCTGGCGTATTACGACTCCCCGGCCTCCATATTTGCGGCAATGCTGGCGCATCGCACTGCTGGCGGGTGTGCCTCGCTGAGTGAATACTCCGCTGAATTTAACCGCCTTTCCGCCCTCTTCTCACAGGAGTGGCAGCGCGTGACGGGATACCAGCCATGAGTGCGTTTGCATGGAGCTGGAATGAACCACGGCCAGCCATTGATCCGGCCAGATTTACGGAGCGCAGGCAGGAAACTGAAACCGACCTGCAACGCGCCATCCGTTACTACCTTGAGGCAAACAAAAGGGCACAGGAAGAACAGGAAGCGAAGGAAGAAGCCTTTTTCGCACAATCCACCGTGGGTAAAAAACTCATGGCATCCCTTGAGGAAGCCGGACAGCGTGAAAAGCTGGCACAAAGCATCATCAGCAAGCGTCAGGCAACAGAACAAGACCCGGTGGCCCGTGCTTTTGCCACACTGAAGGTGCTTCCCGTTTATCTGCGTGAACCTCTGAGCCGCCACCTCTCTTTTCTGCGCAAGAAGCAGGAAGCCGATCGTCAGAAAGGCAAAAAGAGCTGGCAGGCTGAACGCTACGCGCGCGGAACCCTGCGCAAAATATTCGAACGTCTGGACCGCACCGACAGCCGCTGGCTGACACCGGGCTATCGCTCCCTTGCCGGACGCGAACGCCTGGACGATTTGCTTTACCTGCCGCAGCTCAACAAACACCAGATACAGACGCTGGCCACCATGACGGCGGCGATGTTCAGTGGCACTTTTGAAAAACTCTGCGATGGCTTTGGCGCGACCGATGGCGAGCTGACCATGGATGTAACGCTGAAGGCGTATCAGATGCTGGCCCGCATGGCGTTACACCTGCACGCTATGCCTCCACATTATGACGCTCTGACAACAGACAAAGACCGGAGGAATGAACCGGACACGGAGCTGCTGCCGGGCGCAATCCTTCGCCTGACCTGTGCGGAATGGTGGAAACGCAAACTGTGGCTGTTACGTTGCGAGTGGAGAGAAGAACAACTCCGCGCCGCCTGTCTGGTTTCCAGAAAAACATCACCCTATCTGAGCCAGGACGCGTTAAGCGAGTTTCGCGCACAGCGCGAGAAAACACGCGATTTCCTGAAAAGTTTCATGCTGGAAAACGAAGACGGGTTCACGATTGATCTCGAGACAGTGTATTACGCGGGAGTAAGTAACCCGATTCACCGTAAGGCAGAAATGATGGCCACCATGAAGGGGCTGGAACTTCTGGCCGAAGCCCGTGGCGACAGAGCGGTGTTTCTGACTGTCACCTGCCCGTCAAAATACCACGCCACAACAGAGAACGGTCATCCGAATCCCAAATGGAACGGGGCCACCATGCGCGACTCCAGCGATTACCTGGTTAACACGTTTTTTGCGGCGGTCCGCAAGAAACTGAACCGCGACGGCCTGCGCTGGTATGGCATCCGCACGGTGGAGCCTCACCATGACGGCACCGTGCACTGGCATATGATGGTCTTTGCTCATCCGGAAGAAATCGACACCATTGTGTCCCACACCCGCGATATTGCCATTCAGGAAGACCGCCACGAGCTGGGCAATGATATTACTCCGCGCTTTAAGGTGGAGTATGTCGACGGCTCAAAAGGCACGCCAACCAGCTACATCGCCACCTACATCGGAAAGAACCTGGACAGCCGCGCCGTGGATGGCATCGACCCGAAAACGGGCAAGCCACGCGTTGACCACGAAACCGGAAAATCAATGGCCGAGAGCGTGGAACGCGCCATCGGCTGGGCACGCCTTCACCGGGTCCGCCAGTTCCAGTTCTTTGGCATCCCCTCCCGTCAGGTATGGCGTGAACTCCGCCGCCTTGCCAGCCAGATGGCACGCAACCCGGAAGGCCCACAACGGCTGAAGGATGATGCAATGGATGCGGTACTCGCTGCCGCTGATGCCGGGTGTTTTGCCACCTACATTGAGAAACAGGGCGGCGTACTTGTTCCACGCAAAGACTACCTGATTCGCACCGCCTACGACCTCGCAGATGAGCTGAACGATTACGGCGAACAGAGCGTACAGATTTACGGGATCTGGTCACCACTCATCGGGGAATCCTCCCGTGTGTGCACGCACTCGGATAACTGGAAGCTGGTAAGACGTAAACCGGAAGCGGAAGACAGCACCCGCGAAAATGGTTTTGACCTTCAGGGCGGCCCTGCCGCCACTTGGACTCGTGGCAATAACTGTCCCCGTGTACAGGAAACGGACAACAACGGGACAGAACAGCCGGAAGAAAGGCCAGCACCGTGGCCGCAGCTTCCTGACGGCGTTGACGTGAATGAATGGATGCGCTCACTGAAACGGCACGAACGCCGGGCGCTGATGCGTTCGCTGCGTGACAAACAGGCAAAAAACAGCAGTGATGAAATGCAGAACTGGACACAGAGCCGCAAACAGCCACGGCCTTTGCCTGATAACCACGAGTTACTCGCTAAAGAATGGCGGGAGTCTGCTGAATCTCTCGGCCTGCATATCGGTGAACAGCAGATGCAGCACCTGTTACGGGGCGGCAGTCTGTACGTTGACGGCAGCATCATTGCACCGCAGGGATTTGAAATTGTACGCAAACCAGATACCCGCCCGGACAGCCGAATCACGCAACTCTGGCAGCGCCTGAGCCGTAATCACGGCGTAAGCAGCACGGAGATCCGCCATAACCCGGTCGCCAGCTATCTGGAACAGCTGGGGGCATCAGACCCCGAAGCCGCCGCACACCTGGCATCCACACTTCAGCAGGACCAGAACACCATGAAAACCCCCGTTACCGTGCTTTCTGACATGCTGCGCGCCATCCGTGACGCAGTGCACGCACAGAGAATCAGTGAAACCACTGAACGCGCCCACCGCAAAGCAGACCTGCTGCGGGGTAGCCTGACCAGTGGAAACAAAAAACAGACAGAAACGGGACTCACAAATCCCGTAAATGAGCAAAAAACGTGCCGCGATATATGAAGCGCGCACAAAACAGGCAAAAGCGGGATTTAAAAATCCTGTAACCGATTAATTAATCAACACAAGGAAAAGCGACATGAAAATTTGTATCGACGACGGCTCCACCAACATCAAGCTGGCATGGACTGAGAACGGCGAACGCCGCAACGCCATCAGCCCGAACAGCTTCAAGTCGGAATGGTCTGCGCCGTTCGGTGGCACGCAGCCCGCGAACTACATGCTTGATGGCGTGCGCTATGGTTTTGATCCGGTCAGCGATCGCTTTGTCCAGACGACCGACACGCAATACCAGTACAGCGATGTGAATATAATTGCCATTCATCACGCGCTGGTCAAATCAGGCATCACACCACAGGAAGTGGATGTGGTTGTCACCCTGCCACTGAGCGAGTATTTCGATACAAACGCACAGCCGGACATGGCCAACATCAACCGCAAAAAAGCGAACGTCATGCGCCCGGTGGAGTACCAGAACGGCGAAGCATTCACTATCCGTAACGTACGGGTTATGCCTGAATCCATTCCGGCTGGCTTTAAGGCACTGGCTGACATGAGTCCGTTTGAATCCCTGCTGATTGTGGATTTGGGCGGAACCACTCTGGATGTGGCAAAGGTTCAGGGGCAACTGGCAGGTATCAGCCAGGTGTTTTGCGATCCACACGTGGGCGTTTCTCTGATGGCCGATGCCGTACTGTCGGTGATGGCCACTAACGGTATGCGCACCAGTCACCACATCGCCAATACCATTATCGAACATCGCCATGATGAAGCCTGGCTGCGCCAGCACATCCACAATGACGCGCATTACGCCAGCCTGATGGCGGTTATTCGTGAAAAGGAAGAAACACTGAAACAACGCGTGATCCGCGCGCTGGCGGGTTTTTCGGGTTACGGGCGGGTGATGGTTGTCGGTGGAGGGGCGGAGATTGTGGCACCCGCTATCCGCGAAGCCTGCGGAGTTAATGCGACTTTCATCGCGGACGGGGTGCCACAGTTTGCTCTGGTTAATGGGCTGTACGCAATGGACAAGGAGTAAACCAATGACGACTCCAACCAGACGGATAAGTTTCTATCTGAAGCCCACCGCCGTCAAGAACGAAGGAGAAGCATGCGCCTGGCTGGACAGCCTTACACCAGAAGCCCGCAAAAGCGGCCAACGCGTGGCTTTTCTGGCCGGGCTGGCACTTCTGAAAATGAATCCGGCAGAGGCTTATCGACTGGCTGCATGGGCTGGTGATGAAGCGTTATCAGTGACACAAACCAGGACAGAACGCCCCGCATCACAGCCAGTATCAACCGCACAGATAACCAGTCAGATGGCCGGAAATATCCGGGCGTTATTTCCTGAATAACACAACATCAGGGCGAGTTCGCCCTGCTCTCCACCTCAGAACATAAACAAGGAGAACGACTTAATGAGCGAAATCAACTATCAGGCATTACGTGAACGTTATTCACCTGTGCCAGTACCGAAATGCCCTATTTGCGGCGAGGAAATGTCAATTCAGCGAATATCTGGAGCACAGGTTGTTTATGCCTGCTCCGGTTATGGTGATGATGGAGATTTCAAAATTGGCCAAACTCTTGCCGACGAACATTATGAAAAATCACGCGTAACAGTGTTGGATGTCGGGGATCCTGAAGTATTGGCGCTACTTGATTGGCTGGAAACCAAAGACAACCGAATCGCTGAACTGGAAAAAATCGCCACTGACTATGCACTTAAATTCCAGAAAGCACAGGACGCATTAAAGTATGCCGCTTTGCTGCATAGCAGGACGGCGCAACAAACAAATAATTTTGCAGTATCGCTTCCGGACATAAGCGAATATTTCATTAATGACGTATTTCAGCCCTTGCGATACGAGCGGGATGTTGAAAGAGCCATCATAAAGGCTGGCGGAAAAGCATTGTGGCAGGAGAAACACGAGGACAGAACGCATCAGTCCTGCGATGTAAATCGTGGATGGTTTAGCCCACTGACGACAGATAAAAATAACACCTGATCCCCCTCAAACCAGGGCGATAATCGCGCATCGCCCTGCTGCACAATAGTGCACAAGTTTGCACAATTTTTTTGAACGACTTTTTACCCTTCCGGCCCGCATGGCGGCTGGATCCGTCAAGGATCCGTGCGTGCACAAAAAAACGCGCTTTTTCTGCGCGCAGGTGACGGGGGAACAGCCCGCGTTTCAGGGGGTAAATAGCATCCCCTGAACGATGTCGCAGCGACACAACAGAATGGCTGTATTTCTCACGCTGAGCGTGAAAAAGACGTGAGGGCTTTTGATTTGATGGGTGGCAGATAAGGCCGTCAAAATCGCACTGAGGCGGCGAGAACATGCAGTCAACGCGGTGGGATTGCGTAAGAGTCTGACCGCCGATGATGACAATAAGCAGAAAAGCGTCGTGAAATTATCTGATTGATACAGGAGCTGGAGAGTCGGGGCATAAATTTTTTATGCCCCGGCGAAGCAGCAGACAAGCGAAGCGCGTCAGGATGTGGGCTGGGTATCTAGCAGTGCGTAAGGGTTAAAGCGGATCACCTCTTCGCCAAGCCAGTCATTGATGTGCTTCATGGCCTCCATGACGGGCATCAGCTCGTTAATTGCGTAAACCCGCGCGGCCTTCTCCACATCACCAAACGCACTTTTTTCGCCCGGCATCGCCCCCATCAGTTGCGGCGGAACGCGGTGCGCAGCCAGCACATCATCACGGGATGCCGCCTTAACATTCATGAACTCATCCTTTGCAGTGATCTGCTGGAACGGCAAAATTTGCACACCTTCTTTGCCCCCGTTGGGCGCATGGATGAGTACGTTTTTAAACGCACCACCACCACGCGCGCCCTGTAACGTTTCTTTCAGGGAGTCCATGCTTTCGCGGTTTACCTGCGCTGCACCGATGTAGATGATGCACCCGGCGTGGGATCCGTTGTCGTAGTACAGTTTTCTGAACATGTCCGCCGAATGAGAAAGGCTGGCCGAGAGTAATGCGCCAAGATATTCCGGCATGCCGTAGATTTCCTGGTTAATATCCGGATTCATCAGGTGGCACACTTTGCCAGGGCGAAACTGGAACGCGTCCTTGCCATCCTGCACATACCACCATGATTCAAGATCGCTTCCGCGTCGCATGTATTTCGCCAGGGCGTGCCGTAATTTAAGCGGTTCGCCGAGCATATTGCTTCTAAGCTCAAGGAATGCGTTACCGAACACAAACCAGTCCAGCGCCAGCGCCGAGAAATCCTGCCGGGAAAGCAGCGGGTGCGGGATGTAGCAACCGAGTAATACATTGCGCTTAAAGTAAAGCGCAGACTGATGCCAGGACGTTTGCCGGGCTGCTCTTGCCAGACCGTACCAGTCCACCGGGGTTTCATACCACCGTCCGTTATCAGCACAGTACATATTGTCCAGCAGGTCATGCCCGGTCAGGCGATAAGGACCATCAAATGTGAATGCACTGAGCGATGATTCTTTCCTGAGCGCATCAGCGAGATCAATGCGTGAACTCATGCGCACTTTTTTATTTTTTCTGCTCATCAGAACTCCATAACCGTGAAACGCTCGTTTTCTCCTTCGCCGCCAATCGGTTCGTTAATGACAGCAAGCATGGTTGCCCACGCAAGGTCGCCGTGGCTGATCCCCCTCGCGCGGTCCGTTTCGTAAGTGATAAAGCCGCCCGGTGTTTTCACCTTACGCACGGCGTTAAAGGCCGCGACCAGCTCGCGTTCGGCGCGATCGTATTCCCACCGCCCGGCACGCATTATTTGCAGCATTTTCAGTACCAGCGACCGTTTTGATGACAGCGTGAAGGTGTACGGAATAGCAGCAGGGAAAAACCGTTTCACTATCTGATAAACAGCCTCCCCGTTCCCGCCCGTCACATCAATGCCGATGTGTTCCACGTTGTAGCGATACGTGAACTCTTCAATGACTCTGGCCTGTTCTTCAAACTCCAGCCCCTGAACGCGTCGCGTCTCCACCGTTCGAAAACGGCCACCAGGAACAGCCGGAGGAACCACCACGGACACAGCGCCGCTGTCGCCGTTGCCACTACTGCCGTTTGCGTCATACCCAATCCATACCGGACGATTCCCCATCGGGCGGGGAGCAAAAGGTTTCCAGTCTTTCCAGTCGTCGTATCCGTCAACACCGCAGCCAATCAGGATATTCAGGTTAAATGCCGATTCCCCTTCGCGGACAAACTCACACATATAGAGATTGAGGAACTCGTCTTCGGTGTTTTCATCACGAATTTCGTCGATATCGGTGTGTTTCCAGCCGTGATTGACCACATCTTCCAGCGTGACAATTTGCCGCCACGTCCGGTCAGGGCAGATAAGCCCGTTATGCAGCGTTTTCCAGTCCACAGAAAAACGCTGGCGTTTATGCGTGGCCTTTTTCTCGTTCCAGCGGTCGCCGTTCCAGTAGGCGTATGCCTCGTGCGTTTCGGTGGATGGCGTGGAGAAGTAGGTGCGCCGCAGTCCGCTGAGGGTTGCCATAGCGCCAGCCACCTTGCGCAGTTCAGCAAAGCGACTGACCCAGAAAAATTCATCAAAATAAAAATTGCCCGTATAGGACTGTGCCGACGCAGCAGAAGTGCCGAGAAAATGCAGCTCTGCGCCGTTGGAGAGGATGATTTTATCGCCCCCTTTCAGCTCCACATCAACTTCAGCCGCGGCCTTCTGAATAATGCTTTTAAACTGGAACGCCTGACGACGCGACGCAGACAAAAAAATCTGGTTACGCTGGTAAGGTTGCGCCACATCGTCACGCAGCGCCATCAGCAGAGCTTCCTGTGCAAAATACCAGGTCGCCCCAATCTGTCGGGATTTCAGGATCATCCTGTTACGTATCCCGGCTTCCCTGCAAAGGGTCAGGGAGTCAAACCAGCCCCGCTGATGCCACTCCAGCCTGCTGATGATTTTTTCCCGCAGTGCGGCAATCTGTTCCGGCGTGAAATGATTTTTGAGTTTTTTCGCCCGGCCTTTCTTTCCTGTGACCGTCGCATCCGGCTGGCCATCATGCAGTTTTTTAAGCTGCCGGGTCAGCAGGTCTATTTCCTTAAAGTCACCGCCTGTTTTATTCTGTTTTTCAGTAAGCTGGATGAGGCGCGCATCGATGGACTGCGTGACACGCTGCACGGGTGGCGTTTCATCCCACTGGTCGCGTTTTTTCCACGCATAAATCGTGTTCGGGTTTATTCCCATCAGACGTGATATTTCTGCGGGCGGATAACCCTGCCAGTAAAGTTGCCGCGCACGCTGGCGCACAAAAGCGTCCTGAATCATTGCTCCCCCTGAGTAATTACAGGAAGATTACCCGCGCGCGAAACTGTTCTCCTTAACCCCCTGTTCTGGCCGTTTTCTTACAACAAAATCCCTTTGTATCAGCCTGTTACGCTTTGCCATCATGACTGAAGAACCAGTCAGAGGGGCAAAAACTATGGCTAATGAAAAAAAGACATCCCGCAAAAAGTTTCGCGTGGCTGTCTCCGGATCAACTGTTGATGGCCGCGAAATCAGCCCGGTACATCTGCATGAAGCCGCCGAGAACTTCAACCCGGATGTTTACGCTGCCCGCGTGAACGTTGAGCACTATCTCTCGCCATGCCCGTCAAGCGAATTTTCCGCAATGGGCGATGTCACCGCGCTGAGTACGGAAGATATTACGGAAGGCCCGCTGGCCGGACGTACTGCGCTGTATGCAGAAATCGAACCGACCGAGCGCATGAAGCAGCTTGTCGCTGACGGCAAGAAAATCTATTCCAGTATCGAACTGCACCCGCAGTTCTCCGTTAACGGGCGTGCCTATCTGGTCGGGCTGGCGATGACCGACACCCCGGCAAGCCTGGGCACTGAGCGCCTGAAATTCACGGCACAGCAGCGTCAGGCGGTGATGACGTTCAACAGTATCCAGGGTGAAGCACCGCTTATCTCCGAAGCCATCGAGTCTGAAATCATCGAAATGGCAGAACAACGCCAGGAAGAAGGCACCCAGTGGTTTAACCGCGTAATGGGGATTATTGGTCGTGGCCGCAAAGCGGATGACGCCAGTTTCTCCCGTATTCAGGAAGCGGTGGAAGGCGTTGCAACATCACAGGCCGACATTATCGACCGTTTTAATGTGCTGGAAACCCGCCATCAGCAGGACCGCCAGAAAATCACGTCACTGACCACAGAGCTGACAGCACTGAAGGAAAAACTGCGCACGCAGGACGGCGATCCGCAGAACCGCTTCACCGCAACGGGCGCAGCCTCCGACCAGCTGGCTGACTTCTGATAAGACAAAGGAGCAAATTTTTTATGAATCTGGTGATGTCAGATATTACCCGCAACAAGCTGGGTTGCTATATGGCGCAGCAGGCGTCGCTTAACAATATCCCGGTATCTGCACTGGTATCGCGATTTACCGTGGAACCCGCGGTGCAGCAGCGTTTTGAAAACGCCTCAAAGGAAAGTACCGAATTTACGAAAAGAATTAACGTGATCGGCGTGACCGACCAGAAAGGCGAAAAAATCCTCCCGGACACCACCGGGCCAATTGCGCGCACGAATAGCAGTTATGACGGCATCAAACGCCGTAACCCGAATAACGTGATCGATATGAAGTCTCGTCAGTACCAGTGCGAACAGGTGAACTACGATACCTTTATTTCGTACCCACAGCTTGATACCTGGGCGGCCCACAGCGATTTTCAGTCCCGTATCAGTACACAGATCGCCCGGCAGGTAGCGCTTGATCGCATCATGATTGGCTTTAACGGCACATCCCACGCCTACGAGTCTGATTTTCACACCAACAAGCTGCTTCAGGACGTTAACGTGGGCTGGCTGGAGCACATCAGAACCGATGCCAGCAAGCGCGTAATGAATGACGTGACGCTGACCTCCCGCAACATGGACAACACTGTGGCGCACGCGGGTAAGTATGCGAATGCCGATGCTCTGGTACAGGATGCGCGCTCATCCCTGCTGGATGAATGGCACAAGGAAGCTGACGACCTCGTGGTGATTATGGGGCGCAACCTGTTTAACTCGCTGCGTCTGCCCGTGCTGAACAGCATCAGCGGCCAGAATCCCAATGCGGAATTACTTGCCGGGCAGCTCATCCTGTCATCGCGCACCATTGGCGGGCTGGGCGTGTTCCTTGCGCCGTTCTTCCCGGATGCAACGATGCTTATCACCTCGTTCAACAACCTGTCGATTTACTGGCAGAAAGGTTCAATGCGTCGTCTGATGAAAGACGAGCCGGAATACAACCGCATCGCCACCTACCAGTCCATCAATGACGCTTATGTCGTTGAAGACTATGGCAAGTGCGCGATGGTCACTGGCCTGAAGTTCGCCGACAGCTAATCAACTCACGGCGGGCATCATGCCCGCCTGTAACGGAGAGAAAAAATGATTACTCCTGCACAACAACACTGGCAGAACGTGATGGCACAGCGCGCAGGCCGGGCGAATGAAGGTGTGGACCACGCCGCGTGTACCGCGCATGAAGAAGTGCTGTATCGTCTGCGTCTGGCACAGGCCAGGCTAAAGGCCATACAGGCCAGAAGCGCGAAAGCCGCCATCAAAAAAGAGTTGTTGCCGGACTTTTCCGGCTGGATTGAGGGAACGCTGGAGGCTGACGGCGGGCAACAGGACGAAGTAATTGCCACGCTGATGGTGTGGGCGATTGACTGCGGCGATCTTCCACTGGCGCTGCGTATTGGTGCATATGTGGTCCGTCACAACCTCATCATGCCGGATAACTTTGGCCGTACTGCTGCCACGGTACTGACCGAAGAAATCTGCAACCCGGTACTGACGCAGGCTGGGACGGATGCCGACGCGGATTTATCCGCCTTTATCGAACCACTGGACACACTTTGGGAAATTGTCGCCAACCAGGACATTCCGGACGAAGTGCGCGCCAAATTATGCAAGGCGTGTGCCTTTGCCCGTCGTGGCCTGACCGATGCAGACAACATGGCCTCATCACTGAAGCTGCTGCGCGAAGCGATGCACCTGAACCCGAACGCAGGTGTGAAACGCGAGATTGCAACCCTTTCCCGCGCCCTGAAAAAAGCCGATTCCGCAGCCGAACCAGAAGACGCCAGCGCACAGCAGGCGCAGGACGAAAGCAGCAAAAATAAAAAGACAACGCGGAAGCCTGCAACACGAAAAACCACCGCGACGCAGAAGGCAAAGCGCGGTTAACGACTGACCCCGTCAGCGGGCGGCGTGCGCGGTGTTCCGGTTTGACTCCGTGACCGTTTACACCGCGCACCCACCGCCCGATTTTTTCAGGAGTGAACCCCATGAGTATGGTTGCCAGAACTAACCCCGGCCCCGCAGAGGACGACATCACCGATACCGATGATGGCGACACTCGCATTTCAGCGGGTGCATTCTGGCCGGATATTGTGCTGCGTGAGCTGCGTCTGGCGGTACGACTGCCGGGCCGCGTGACCACCTCCCGCCTGCTGCATACCGCCACCGGGGCCATAGCACACGTTACCCGCGAGCTGGAAGCATGGCAGCAGGAACAACAGGCGGCTGGCTATCAGACGCTGGCCGATGTTCCGGCCCCTGTAATTAACGGAGAAAGCGTCAATCTCTGGCACTGGCGCAATGCTGTTTATACCGCCACACGCGCCCTGATTCTGGAGCGTTACCGCGATGCGGACACAACGGACAAGGGCGACCGCCGGGCGGACGCACTGGATATACAGACATCGGATTTGTGGCGCGATGTGAGCTGGGCCATCTCTGACATTCTGGGACGACCGCGAATGTTTGCGGAGCTGTGCTGATGAAAGTGAAGGCACTGGAAGGCGACACCGTGGATTCGCTCTGTTTCCGGTACTACGGCACGACACGGGGCGTCACCGAAAAGGTGCTGGATGCCAACCCCGGACTCTGTCAGCAGGTATTTCTGGACGCCGGGCAGGAAGTGGAGATGCCGGAGCCGGAGAAGAAGAAACGAGAAATGATTCAGTTGTGGGGGGAGTAGCAGTGAGCACCATTCAAACAGGGATCACAGAGCAGGTTATTGCGTGGCTCTTTGACCACCTGCCAACGGTGTATGCAGTAGGCGCGGCTGTCAGCATTTCCGCGCTGATGAGTCTTTATGACGGACGAACACTGGTTCAGACCGTAACGGGATCGCTGGCGTGCGGCGTTCTTGCCATGGCCGTGGCCGGGTCGCTGCGCTTCTTCGGGATCCCTGAGGATGCAGTGACGTTTTTTGGTGCCTCAATCGGTTTTATGGGCGCAGAGAAAGCACGCGACAAGGTTATTGCAATATTTGATCGCAGGGTGAAGGAGAGGAACGAATGAGCAACACATTTAAATTCAGCAGCCGAAGCGAAAAGAATTTGCAGGGTGTAAATCCTGATCTGGTGAAAGTGACCCGACGGGCGCTGGAAATCTCGGAAGTGGATTTTGGTATCACCGAAGGATTGCGCAGTCGTTATCGTCAGAAGCAGCTCGTGACCACAGGCAAGAGCCAGACCATGAACAGTCGCCATCTCAAAGGGCATGCCGTGGATGTTGTGGCTTATGTTGGCAGCCAGGTGTCATGGGAATGGCCGCTGTACGAAAAAATCGCAGCAGCATTCAGACAGGCCAGCCGGGAACTGAATATTCCGGTGGAATGGGGCGGCGACTGGAAGACCCTGAAAGACGGACCGCATTTTCAGTTACCACACGGAGCCTATCCGGCATGAAGCTCTGGCCCACGCTTGGCGTCGCTTTCCTTCTGATTGCCGCATGGGGAACATCCATGCGTCTGTCGTGGTCGCTGGGCCGGGAGAACGCCAGAAACGAAGCGCAGGCCAGCACCCTGAAAAGTACCGTCGACACACTGAATATCATCAGCGCCGGGGTACAGGATATGCAGCAGGTGCTGGCTCAACTCCGCGCGGACAATCAGCAACGCAATCAGGACGGAGAGGTAAGACGTGAACAGCTACGCAACGATATTGCAAAAGATGAATGCGCCCACGCTTTGCCTGACGCTCGTTTTACTGACAGGTTGCGCAGGCACGCAGAACGCGCCACGGCCAGCGCCGTCAGTCCGGCTTATACCGCAGACGCTGACCATGCCGGTAACGCCTCCCCCCTTCCCTGACCAACCCACATGGGGAAACCTCGGAATATGGGGCGACCGCCTTCTGGATGCACTGGAAACCTGTAACGCGGATAAACGGGCCATTGCTGAACTGGATAAGAGAATAGCCGAACTGACACACCAGACGGGAGTAACACAATGACCAGTAAGAACTTTGCACTGATTACAGCCATGACACAGGCTGAACTGACTCAAAAGGTGAATGAACATCTTGCGAAAGGGTGGCATCTTCAGGGGGAGACGCGGGTTGCCTACGAACCCGGCACCCCGTGGTATCTAATGCAGGCAATGGTGGCCGATGGCACTACAGACATCTCACCTGATTCCCCCCAGCACGGCAGCGTGCCGGAGTGGTATTACGTGGTGGTACTTGCTGGTCAATCCAATGCCATGTCATATGGTGAGGGAATGCCGCTGCCGGATTCTTACGATGCGCCCCACCCACGCATTAAGCAACTGGCCCGTCGCAACACAGTGACTCCCGGTGGTAAAGCATGCGCATTTAACGACATCATTCCGGCAGATCACTGCCTGCATGATGTTCAGGATATGAGCGCACTGAATCACCCGAATGCAGACCTGAGCAAAGGGCAGTATGGCTGTGTCGGACAGGGCTTGCATATTGCCAAACGCCTGTTGCCTTACATTCCACAGAATGCCGGGATTTTACTGGTTCCATGCTGTCGTGGTGGTTCGGCATTCACCCAGGGCGCGGAGGGGACATTCAGCGAGTCCACAGGAGCCAGTCAGGATTCGGCTCGCTGGGGTGTGGGTAAACCTTTATATCAGGACCTGATTTTGCGCACGAAGGCCGCATTGCAGAAAAACCCAAAAAACATGCTGCTGGCCGTATGCTGGATGCAGGGCGAATTTGACATGAGCGCCGCTACGTACTCACAGCAACCTCCGCTGTTTGCGGCCATGCTGAAACAGTTTCGTGCGGACATTACCGAGTTTAACACGCAGTGTCATGGAGGCAGAGCGGCAAGTGTGCCATGGATTTGTGGTGACACGACGTATTACTGGAAAAACACCTACGGCACGCAGTACGACACCATTTACGGGGCGTACAAAAACAGGGAGAGCGACAACGTTTTCTTTGTGCCATTCCTGACCGATGGTAGTGGCAACAATACCTCCACCAACGCACCAACGGAAGATCCGGATGCTGCAAGTGAGGGATATTACGGTTCGGCATCCCGAACGAACAAAAACTGGGTATCATCAAATCGCCAGACGCATTTCAGTTCATGGGCGCGCAGGAGCATTATTCCGGATCGTATGGCAACCGCTATTCTGAACGTAGCCGGTCGCACCTTAGCCTTCATCAGTGGTAAGGCACCGGAAATCAAACCCTCGCCCGGCGGCAACACGCCATCGGGTCCGTCTGCAGATACGTCCGTTCGCACAATCTCCCTGCTGCCGGCAGCCGGAGAGGCTGCTGCGCAGGGCTGGAGCATTAAGGATGGCGGAATTCAGTTGTCAGATGGTGTATTTAAGATCACCAAGCAGAGCAATAAAACCTGGTCCCTGACGCATCCGGTGGATGACGCAATTACCCTGCTGACACAGGGCGGCAGACTGACCTGTAAGTTCCGCCTGTCAGGCGCACTGACCAACAATCAGTTCGGTCTGGGAATTTATCTGTATACCGATGTAGCGTTACCTGACGTCGTGGCGATGACCGGGACTGGTAACCCGTTCCTGATGTCGTTCTTCACCCAGACCACAGACGGCAAACTGAATCTGATGCATCACAAGAAAGCAGGAAACACAAAGTTGGGCGAGTTCGGGAATTACAGTAACGACTGGCAGACGCTGGAGCTGGTGTTCACCGCCAGCAGTGCCACGGTTACTCCGAAACTGAATGGAGTGGCTGGCCCGGCATTCCAGGTCATAAAAGACAGTCTGACACTGGGGCTGAATGCACTGACGCTGACGGATATTACCAAAAATGCAACGTATGGCGTTGAGATAGAAAGTCTGGTGCTGGAAATAAATAGTCCTGCAGCGTAAGGAAGAACAGGAGAGCAAAACAGATGCTTAAGACAAACAGCCTCCGGAAGGGCATGATTCATGGGTGTCGCTGGTGTCAGGCCAACCCGGAAAAATTCACCATTTTCGTGGAGAGCGGCAACATTGAAACGACCGGAGAAACGCCCTCGTTTGTTTACCGCTATCAGATGGTGATGTTTGTCATGGATTACGCCGGGGAGCTGGACGACCTCACGCTGCCGCTACTGGCGTGGTTATCCGAAAATCAGCCGCAATTGTTGCTTAATCCGGAGCGTAATCAGGACATCAAATTCTCCGCCGTTATCAATGACGATGACAGCGCCGATCTCCTGTTTACGCTCCCTCTGCGGGAACGCGTTCGCATCACGCGCAGCAGTCAGGGGGCACCGCAGGCAGAACACCTGCAGGAGCCAAAACCCCGTCTGCCATCTTCCGAAGGCGACTGGTCGCATGTATTCCAGGATGTGACGTGGGGTGAAAGCGATGGATAAGGCATTCACCCGCGTGGATGAAACCTTTGAGGCTATCCGCGACAGCCTGAATCAGCAGGCCATCAATAACATCGCCAGAAAGCTGGCACAGGATTTACGCCGCGCCCAGCAGGCGCGTATCCGGTCACAGAAAGCGCCGGACGGGACCGCGTGGACACCACGCAGACGCCGCGCAACCCGGATACAGGAGCGCATTCGCTTTATCTGGAATAACGAAGCACGCACGCTGAAAAACTGGCATCACGACACGGGGAAATACGGGCGAACCATTACCGGGTGGGATGAGGATAAAAACAATATCCGCACGTTTTACCGGGATGACATCGACCGCTTTCTGGAAATACGCACCCGGCGCATCAACCAGGACAGCACAAAGCGCGTCCCCATGTTCGTAAAACTGCGCACCGCCCGCTACCTGAAAGCCCGTGCAGATGCTTCCGGTGTGACGGTGGGTTACAGCGGCGTGGCCGCACGTATTGCCCGCGTTCATCAGTTCGGTGAGCGCGATCAGGTTGCGCCGGGCATTTTCACCGATTACCCGGTACGTGAGCTGTTGGGCATCAGTCAGGCAGATGAACGCCTGATTTATAACACGGTGCTGGGCCGGATTGCGGAGGCTGTACGGTGAGCGCAGAACTCATGCGACTGCTGAGCAACATCATCCGCACTGGGATCATCTCTGAAGTTGATGAGAAGTCCTGGTGCGTGCGCGTTCGCAGCGGCGAACTGGAAACAGGCTGGTTGCGCTGGAACACCACGCGCGCGGGAGCCTTCAATGTGTGGCTGCCGCCATCACCCGGCGAACAGGTGGTAATTGCCTGCATTGGCGGCAACCCGGAAACCGCCATGATAATTGGCAGCCTGTGGAGTGATGCCAATCCGGCCCCCGGCAAAAGCCTGAAAGAAATCGTGGTCAGCGCGCCGGATGGCGCGGTGTTCCGCTACGACGCGGACGCAGGCGCACTGAGCGCCAGCGGCATGAAAACGGCCACCCTGCAGGCATCCGTCAGTGTGACACTGGACACGCCCGTCGTGGAATGCACAGACCTTCTGAGAACGGCGACGCTTGACGTCACAAAAGGGGGAAAGATGAGCGGCAATATCACGCACAGCGGCGGCAATTTCACCTCAAACGGCATCACAGTGCATACGCATAAACACGGTGGCGTTAAAGGTGGCAGCGATTCGACAGGAGGCCCGCAGTGACAACCCGCTACACAGGAATGAACCCGGACGGAACGGGAAACCTGAACGATATGGAGCATCTGAAACAGTCAGTCAGGGACATCCTGACCACCCCGCTGGCAAGCCGGGTTATGCGACGGGAATATGGCAGCCTTGTGCCCGATTTAATTGACGAACCCATGAATAACACCACTCGTCTGCAATGCATGAGTGCTGCCGTGATTGCGCTGACACGATGGGAACCCCGCATTGCCCTGGACGCCATCGACGTTGTCTGGAAGGCAGGAGGCCGCGCCGGGGTGACGCTGTCGGGCACTGTCATGCAGACCATGCAGAATGTTGAATTAACCATCACGCTGAGGGAGTAAATCATGCCTGCCGTTGACCTTTCCCAGTTACCGGAACCCGCCATCATCGCGGAGCCTGACTTTGAGGCAATTCTGGCTGACACAAAGGCCATGATGATTGCGTCCTATCCTGCCGAACAGCGTGAAGCCGTCTCCGCCGCGCTGGAGCTGGAATCGGAACCCCTGAACGTTATCGCCCAGACAACAGCGTTTCGTGAAATGCTGTTACGCCAGCGGGTCAATGAGGGGGCACGCGCCTGCATGTTAAGCCACAGCGCCGGGACAGACCTGGACAACCTCGCGGGCAATATGAACACAAAGCGCCTGACCATCACTCCGGCAACGGATACCACCGACGCAGTGATGGAAAGTGACACCTCGCTGAGACTGCGGGCGCAGCGGGCGTACGATGGCCTGAGTGTTGCTGGCCCGTCAGGTGCATACGAGTATTTTGCCCGCAGCGCCAGCGGTCTGGTGCGTGATGCGCGGGCTATCAGTCCGTCTCCGGCAAATGTGACGGTTTCCATCCTGTCCACTGAAGGCGACGGCACAGCAACGGAGGCGTTGCTTAATACCGTTCGCGCCGTTCTGAATGCAGAGGATACCCGCCCGGTGGCCGACCGCCTGACGGTACAGAGCGCCAGAATCGTGACATGGCGGCTGAATGCAAAACTGTACTTTTACCCCGGCCCGGAATCCGAACCTATTCTGGCGGCGGCTGAATCGTCGTTCAGGAAGTGGCTGGCTGAGCAGGGGCTTATCGGTCAGGACGTGGCGTTGTCCGCCATTGCTGCCGCACTGCATGTGCACGGTGTGCAACGCGTGGAGATAATCGAACCCACACAGAATATGGCCATCAGCGACATACAGGCGGCGCGCTGTGAGTCGTTCACCATCAGCGAAGGTGGGCGCAATGAGTAATTCACTGTTACCACCATCAGCCAGCAGTTTCATGCGTTGTGCCGAAGCTGTCGGAACGCGCATTACAGACATCCCGGTAGACCTCAACACGCTGTGGTCGCCGGACACCTGCCCGGTGCACCTGCTGCCTTATCTCGCCTGGGCATTTTCCGTTGACCGCTGGGATCGCAACTGGCCGGAAGAGACAAAACGACAGGTGATTCGTGATGCATGGCTGATACACCGACACAAAGGGACCATCAGCGCACTGCGCAGGGCCATTGAGCCGCTGGGATACCTCATTCGCGTGTCTGAGTGGTGGGAGTTCGGCGGAGAACCGGGAACATTTACCGTTGAAGTCGGCACACTGGACAGTGGCGTGACGGAGGAAATGTATCTGGAAATGGAGCGGTTGATTGCTGATGCCCGTCCGGTCAGCCGCCACATGACAGGGCTGAATATCATTCAGGAAATTCCGGGGGATATTTTTGCAGCGGCGGCAACTCATGACGGTGAAGTTATTACCATTTATCCGGACGATTAAGCATGAGTACCACAACACGAAAATTTAAAACCGTTATCACCGATACAGGTGCCAAAAAATTAGCTCAGGCAGCCGCGCCAGATGGTAAGCCTGTCCGCCTGACTCATATGGCCGTGGGCGACGGTGGCGGCGCGTTGCCCACACCAGACAGTAAGCAGACCCGTCTGGTGCATGAGGTGTGGCGACACACTGTTAATCGCGTCATCCTGGACGCAACACATCAGAACCGCATTATTGCGGAGCTGGTTATTCCTCCAGAAACGGGCGGATTCTGGATCCGGGAAATTGGTGTGTTTGATGAGCACGGCGATTTAATCGCGGTGGGCAATACTGCCGAAAGTTACAAGCCAGCCGTTGCCGAAGGGTCCGGACGTGCACAAACATTTCGCACCATTCTGACCGTATCCAGCACTGCCACTGTGGCGCTTACCGTGGATAACACCATGGTGATGGCCACAGTGGATTACGTGGATAACAAACTGAAAGAGCATGAACAGTCACGATGTCACCCGGATGCCTCGCTGACCGCAAAAGGCTTTGTTCAACTCAGTAGCGCCACTAACAGCGATTCTGAAACGCTGGCTGCAACGCCGAAAGCGGTTAAGGTCGCGTATGATCTTGCTAACGGAAAATATACAGCGCAGGATGCCACAACAGCGCGAAAAGGCCTTGTCCAGCTTAGTAGTGCAACCAACAGTACATCTGAAACGCTGGCGGCAACATCAAATGCAGTAAAAGCTGCCTATGACAATGCTGAAAAACGTCTGCAGAAAGCTAAGAATGGTGAGGATATCTCTGATAAAGACACCTTTACGAAAAATATCGGTGCCTGCCGTGCATATAGTGCAGAGCTGAATATTGGTGGAGATAGTGAAGCATGGACAACTGCGCAGTTGATTTTTTGGCTAGAGAGTCAGGGGGCATTTAACCATCCTTACTGGATGTGCAAAGGCTCATGGGCTTATGCAAATAATAAGGTCATTACAGATACAGGTTGCGGAAGTATTTGTCTTGCAGGTGCTGTTGTGGAAGTTATTGGCACCCGCGGCGCAATGACCATACGCATTACCACACCGAGTACATCCAGCGGTGAAGGCATCCCTAATGCTCAATTTACTTATATTAATCATGGTGATGCTTATGCTCCTGGCTGGCGAAGGGACTATAACTCCAGGAATAAGCCAACAGCATCAGAGATCGGGGCGTTACCGTCAGATGGGACAGCAGTATCGTCAGTTAATCTGGCTTCAAAAGGTCGGCTGACCGCCCTGACAGATAATATGCAGGGGGCCACAGGTCTGGAGTTATACGAGGCGTATAACAACGGATATCCAACAACGTATGGAAATATCATTCACCTGAAAGGGATGACAGCCGTTGGCGAAGGCGAATTACTCATCGGCTGGAGTGGTATAAGCGGTGCTCATGCTCCGGCATTTATTCGTTCACGACGGGATACGCCCGACGCAAACTGGTCGCCGTGGGCGCAGCTTTACACCTCGGCTCATCCTCCTGAAGAGTTTTATCCAGTCGGTGCACCGATTCCGTGGCCATCAGATACCGTTCCGTCTGGTTATGCCCTGATGCAGGGGCAGACTTTTGACAAATCTGCATACCCGAAACTTGCAGTCGCTTATCCGTCAGGCGTTATTCCTGATATGCGTGGCTGGACGATTAAGGGCAAGCCCGGCAGTGGTCGTGCCGTATTGTCTCAGGAACAGGACGGCATTAAATCGCACACCCACAGCGCCAGCGCATCCAGTACGGATTTGGGGACGAAAACCACATCGTCGTTTGATTACGGTACTAAAACGACCAGTTCATTTGATTACGGCACAAAAACTACGAATAGCGCTGGAAATCATTCACACAATATACCTGTTGGTCACACTGGCGCGGGGAATGGTGTATCAGCCGGTTATAACGCTGCGTTAGGTACTGGTACCACGTCGAGCGCAGGCGAGCATGCTCACAATGTATATATCGGTGCCCATAACCACACTATCGGCATTGGTGCTCATGCCCATTCTGTCATTATTGGTCCCCACGGACACACCATCACCGTTAACGCTACGGGTAACGAAGAAAACACCGTAAAAAACATCGCATTTAACTATATTGTGAGGCTTGCATAA